GCGTTTTATATGTTTAAATATATAAAACGCTATAGAAGGTACTACGCAATATGAACCTGGACCTAGAAAACAATTTGAAGGATAACGCCGTAAAAAATACATTAAAAAAGTAAATATATATATATATGAAAAATATTTATATACATTTTAATCATGGAGAAGGAACAAATATTGGCAAGAATGTAAATCGTTATCCGATAGTATTTGGTCATTTCTATCGTGATATTATATTTCCTTTTGTAATTTATTTATCCGAAAATCATGTAGATGAAAATACGTATTTTATCATCAAACAAACCGATCACTATACATATGATTTATTTAACAAAATACTACCTACATTTAATATAAAGATAATAGAAAATAAACCATACAGTTGTGAAATAATAAATATTCAAAAGACTAATTATTATTCACATAATTTTAATATTAAAAATCTTTTAAAAAATGATAAAGAACGCAATTTAATTGAATCGTGTACCTCTACATTAAATAATTTATTAATAGGTGTGAAATTAAATCACCAAAAAGGATTTATTGATCAAGAAAATATTAGTAGTTTAGCTTTTTACAGACTGAAAGAATATTGGTCTAGAAATTGTAAGATGAGGCAGAATGTTGAATATAAAAATGTTATTATAAAAAGAAAATTGCCAGATAAATATAAAGTTCATTCATACCGACACTATATAAATATAGATTCATATATAGAACATTTAAAAAAAACTTATAAAAATTTACAAGTCATAAATTTAGAGGATATAGATTTTGCTCATACAATTGAAATATTAGGCTCGGTTGAAAATTTATTTTTAGGTTTAGGTAGTGAAGTCTATAATTTATATATGTGTCAAAACTTGAAAAATGTATATGAGTTTAGGCCTAGTGTTTATTTGGGATCCCTAACTCCAAATATTCATCCAAACGCCACACATATTGAAAATACAATAGTCCAGTTATATAACGTGAAATGGAATATAGTTCCATTAAAAATGATTAAATATAATAGACATACTAATTATACCGCTGAGATAATATTTCCACATTATTAATATTCTATATACTTTAACTATTAAAGATTATTTATATAATATTATTATTAAGAAATAATATATGTTAATAATAGGTAGTAAACCTTTAAAAAATATAAATATAGATGATATTCTAGATAGCTTTGAAAAAAATATAAGATTTAATTTTAATCTTCCAAATAATAACAATGGAACAAAACAATATATTAGAATAATGAATAATCATGTATATTCGAATAAAGACGATAAAAATATTGCTGAAAAATATAAACACTTTAATATTGATAATGATCATTTAACAAAATTTCAAAATACTTACAAGAAAATTGAAGACCCGAATAATATTATATTAGCTAATCATTCTGATAAAAAAAAATACAACGATTTTTTAAAAAGAAATGGATGTAATTATAAAATAAATAAACTCCCAAGAATGGGTATTCACGGAATAATGCGCTGTTTACTTAATAATAATAAAAATATTTTTATTACACATTATTCATTAAATGAAGAAGAAAATAAACAACATCAATATGTAAATATAAATAATAATAAACATTCTAATATACATCATGATATTGAAGATGAATTTAATATTATAATTTGGTTACATAATAATAATTATATAGATGCAACTCTATCGCTATTACAAAATAAAGTATTGCCTACAATAGATTGTAACATAATAAAACCAAGATCTAATATGCTAATAAAGTTATTAAAAAAATATGGTATTTGTATATTAACAGATTACTTTGATTTATCAACTATTAATAAGCTTGAAGACGAATATGATAATATATTTAACACCAAGCAAAATCTAATAGAGAAATCAGAAAAAGAAGAATGTTCTAATGATGAGCGAATATTCTATGCCGAGAATTATTCTAATACAATTAAAGAATTGTTTTATGATAATAATTTATTTTCAGAGTGTGCAAAAGCATATAAATCTAATCTTAATAAAAAAACCTTAATAAATAAAGTAGAATTCAAAGAAGGGATTATAACAAATAGTGGAGCAGGTTGGCATCGTGATAATCATGATTGTCAATTTAAAGCGTTGATGTATTTAACAGATGTAAATGAAAATAATGGTAATTTTCAATTTATAACGAATTCAAGTAAAAAATACATAGGTTATCCAAAACCAAGAACTCAAAATTATAATACTCGTTTTGCTGATGAAACTGTAAACGATTTAATAAATAAAAATCAAGCATTAAAACTACATAATATAATAGGTAAAAAAGGAACAATAGTTTTAGTAGATACAACCTATATACATAGAGGTAATATAATTAGAGAAGGGTTGCGTAAAGCTATTACTCAGTATTTTTTTTGATTTTAAGTAGTTTTCATCATATATCCATAATGAAAATGGGTATAATAGTTTTCATTATCAATTAAAAAATATTTTATATAAGGATTATAATATAATTATAAAATTAACTAGTTTTATACTTTTTAATTTTTCAATTTAAATGTAATATTCATATTATCATTTATTAAAATATAATAATGTTCTAATAATTTATTTATAATATTTTTAGTTTTATTATCTGAATCTTTTCTTTTTAAATATAAATCAAATTCTACTAATAAATATGTAGGTTTAATATTATCTAATAACATTTGTTCTAATACTTCAATTTCAGCACCTTCAATATCTATTTTTAGTAAATCTATATGACGATGATTATGTTCTTCCATTATATTTTTAATACTATTTACATGAACTTCTTCATATTTATCTGTAAACATATTACTAATTAAAGATTGTGAAACATAATTTTCATTAGATTGTTTATAAAATTTTAGTATATCTTTACATTTCCAAACTCCTACATCTATATATTTAAATTTAGTAAAATTAGGATTACAACTATTAATACAATTAATGTAATCATTTTGTATGTTTCCTGTAAAATTATGGTTTTTTTCATTATAAAAAGTTTTAATTTCGTTAAAATGTTTAATAGCGCGTTGGGTTGGATCTATTAATATAATATTACAATTATATTTGTCATTTAATTTAATATCAAACGATATATCTTCTCCTACCCCAGCTGAATAAATAATACTATTAGAATTCAATGATATATCACAAGGTATATACCATCCTCCATAATTAGTTCCAATTTTAATCATTTAATAAATATTAAAGTTATATTTATATATTATTTAAATTATATTATACATTTGCTTTTTCCATTCTAAAAAGCTATAATTATTTAAATACCAGTTTCTAGCATTTTTAGATAATTTATCACGATTTTCCCAAGCATATTTTAATTTTTCTTCTACATATTTAATATCATTATTTTTTTCCCATTCTAATTTTACAAAGCAATCATCAGGTACATCTTTATAAAATAATCCAACATTTGAAGCTACAATAACCAATCCACATAACATAGCATCTAATGAAGCATATGAATTTCCTTCACTATTAGATATTTGTAAAAATATATCGGATTCACAATATATTTTTTGTTTATTTTTATTATGAATAGTTGGATCAGTTGTCATTGGAATCTTTAATTGTCTAAAAGAAAAGGTCTTCAAATTTGTTTTTATGGAGGGTATTAAATTTTTACCTTTTTTTACATGTGTCCAATTTCCTAATACAATTGGATTAATATTAAATGTTGTTTTATAAATATTTTCATCTAATTCACTTGGATGAAATATATCTATTCTTGTATATTTATTATAGTCTTCTTGATAATAATTAATAAAATCATCACTACATGCTGATGATATAGAAATAATTTTAGTAGTATTAGGATCACGGTATTTTAACATTTTATTTTGACCATTTACACATAATGATCTATACGGTTCAGGCCAATCTGGATTTCTTAAAGCAGTAGTTTTAGCACAACCATGATGTACTAAAAATATATTATATACATTTGGTATATCACATGATAAATGATTATCTGTAATTATTATACAATTATTTTTATAAATTTCCAGTAGGGTGATTAAATTATATTTATGTTGGGGTCCTTTTATAAAAATTCTTTGTGGATATATTAATTTTATTTGATAATCATATCTTGCTACACCACCAATATTTCCCATCTCATAACATCCATCACAATAATGTAATATCTGTTTATTAAATGTCCCTACATAATTATTTTTAAAATCATTATATATTTTAATACAATTTTTGGACATTTTTGTCACCATATTTTTTTCTATGAGACAAATTTTATCATAGATTTTTTCTAGATCTTTTTCAGGTATTCTTATTATAGCCTCATCCCATAATTCATGATATGGTAACTCTAATGTATCAGATAATAATATTGGTATAGAACCTACGGCAAGTGCTTCCCAAAACCTTATACTATTAGGTCCAGAACCGCTAGGACATAAAGTAAATTTACTTTTTAATAACATTAAGTTATAATAATTTGTTTTATAATCAAAATCAATAGGTTTATTAATATCACCACTAAAATTCTGTGCTTTTGAAAAAACTAAATCATTAAGATGCCATATACCAGTATTTACAATATCCGTATTTTCGGGGTGTTTCATATTAAATATTTGTTGTCTTATATTATTCATATAATCTCTAGGTTGATATCCACCAATAAAACTATATAATAATGTTTTTTCATAATTTTCGACATTAATATTATTAAATGTTTTATTAAATTCTAGGGTTTCAATATTAACAGCATATAAAGGACATGGGAAAAATTTTATATCATCTATTACATCTACTCCTATTTGTTTATGAGAAATAAAAACAATATTAATATTTAATGCTTTCCATAATGGAATAAATTTTTTATAAGCAATATGTTGACAACATGTATAATAATATTTAGTTTCATCAATATGAGGAAATACTAATCTATAAATAACTTCTAGGTTATATCGTTTATCATGAAATGTAGCCCAAGGCAATCCAATATAATTAGAATTAGATTTATTTTGTTGATAAAATGCCCATTCAGTTTTAGCGGGATATTGCCAGAATAATTTATAATTATTCAAAAATAATTCAGTATTCATAGTTAAATATAAACGTGAAATGTTTAACTAAATATTATATATAAATATATTAATATGATAGTTTTAGTATATATAATATTATTAATTTTATTATATGGATATGTTGCAGGATATTTTTTAAAAAATCATGAAAATTATTATTATTTAAAGTCAGAAGATGCGGCTTATAATTTTAGATATATATCTATGATAGTATTAAATTTATTAGTAGGATATATTTATTTTACATCAATATTAGGAAATAATAATAATAAAATAGCTAGATATTATGGATTAATTATTATTGGTGTAATGTTTATATTATTTGCTAAATTTAAAAGTGAGTCATTATTTTTTAGTGAAATGGCAAAATCATATTTACCATTATTAATAGTAATATTTATTATAGTATACACATCAATTGATATGTTAGAGGATCAAGGTATCGCATTAAAATTAATTGCTATAGTAATATTTACATATTGTTTAACAGTATTATTAACAAGAAATCCAATGCCTTTTGAATTAGAGTCTATAAAAAATATGGAAAAATCATCGGGATTAATAACATTAATTCCATCTGATAAAATAATACAGTTTGATAGTAATAAAGAAAATATTATAAAATCATATGATCTAGATTATAGTAAATTAGATTCATTTGCTTTATCATTTAATATATATATAGAATCTAGTGGATTAAAATCAACAAGTGATGTTTCATATAATATAATAAAATTAAATACAGTAGATATATCGGCAAATAGAGGTAGTAATATAGATTTTACAATTAATTATGATTATCAAGAAAAACAATTACTATTAAAATTTATAAACAGTTCTTTTAATAATTATATAACAAATAATGATAATAGTAATAGTTATATAATTCCAATAATTTTTAATTCAAATAATTTATATAAATGGCATCATATCTTATTAAATTTTACTAAACAAGGCATAGATATTTATTCAAATAATATAAATTTTCCAATGAATAAAGCTATTATAGATCCATCATCTAATATAGTAAAAAATGTTACTAATTATAATAATAAATTAATAAAAGAAATAAGATTTATAAAACCGGTAAATTATTTAGATTATAAATTTAACAATATATCAATAGGAAATACGAATAATTTAGGAAATGATTATATATCATTAAGTAAAATGATTTTTTATTCTAGAGAATTAAATTTAGATGAATTAGATAAAATTAATAACCTATAATATATATATAATGATTCAATTACTAATTATAATACTATTATTTTGTTTATTAATATATGGCTTATATATTGGTGTTAATAGAAATTATACAATAGCTGATTATGATTTAAATAGTTCAGGATTAATTAAGACTTACAGTGAGTTAAAGAGTAATTATAACACAACTGAATTTAATAATAGTTATAAAAATTTTACACATTTATTTTGGTTAAAAATTAGATATCCAGAATCAGGTAGAATATTAAAACATAACCCGAGGTCACCAGACAACAATAAAAAATCATTAATAATAGATTTCCATAAAGACAATGCTGTTTTAGATATTTCTTTATTTGATACTAATACATCTTCTCCACATCTACATATTGAACGTACTAACTTTCCTATGAATACTTGGATATTTGTGGGGTTAGTAATGAATGGTGATACATTAGATTTATATATGCAAAATAAATTAATAGAAACTAGAGAAACAGCATCAATTTTAATAAATTCAAATATGACATGGGGTGATGTATTATATGGAAAAGATTCATTAGATGATAATCAAACGAATTTTTCAAAAGATAATGCAATTTTATCAGCGCATAGATTTTTCCCTTATCAAATGCAGCAAAATGAAATTGATAGAATATTTAAGAATGAATATCCAATATATTATAATGGAGGAAATAGGTATGAATTCAATTTAGAATTATCTAAAAATGGATCATCGGCAAAATTTACAATATAATTCTATATATATATAATATAAATGGATAGTTTAAAAGATAGTGTAAATAATGTAATAAATACAGACACATTAAGTGGACAAATATTATTTGTTTTAGCAGTATTATTAGGAATTTATATTGTAATTCGTATAATTTTTATGTTAATGACATTAATATATTCCCCAGGTTCATCAGAAGTAACATTATTAAATGGAAAAATAGCAGGTGATCAAATTAAAGAATTTTCTCAAAATCCTAATGATGATGCTGATTGTACAGGAAGAAAATGTGCCAAACCATTATTATTATCAAATAACGCATTAACTGGTATTGAATACACATGGTCATTTTGGTTGAATATAAATCCTGAATTATCTTGGTTTACAGATAATTTTACTGCATATAATATCACCGATTGTCTTAATGGTATTAATAATGGTGTCGATCAAACATATAATTGTTCTTCTGGTGGAAGTAAGAAAGCAATACATATTTTTCATAAAGGATCACAAGCAATGGAAGAAAAAGTAGGTGATAACCATCTTATAAATGATATTAAATTACATAATAATGCCCCCGGAGTATATTTATCAGTTATTGATCACATTGCATCACATACATACGTAAATGATATTAGTGACAATGGTGGAGTACAGAGTAATAATAGTATAGTATTATTAATATACATGGATACAATAGAAGGACCTTCAGCTAGAAGATCTCCAATTGTAGTACCTAATATACCAACACAAAAATGGTGTAATGTTACATTAGTAGCAAAACAGTCAACACTATATATATACATAAATGGTGTATTAAAAAAATTACATACATATGATAATGTATTTAAATTAAATTATGATTCTGTGCATATTGGTAGTAGTGTAAATTATGGTGAATTATCAAGTTTAACATATTGGAATAGAGCTATAAATACTCATGAAATAAATTCAATTCTATCAAATGGACCAAATTTAAATACAGTTGAAAGTAGAAGTTATGCTGATGAACTACCTAGATATTTAGATATGTCATGGTATAATAATTAATGGCAAGTTTTATTTGGTTTATATAATAAAAAATTAATAGTATTATTATTTTCAATAATAGGAAATGATTCATTTCCATAAATATCTTGTAATAATAACCATTCAAATAATCCACCTAAATAAATATAAATATTATTGAATCCTAGTTTTTTAAGCTGGTTATATTTATTAAATACGGTAATATCATAACAATTTTTACCATAAATATATATCCTTATATCTTTATTATCACTTTTAATTAAATTATTAATTGTAGCTTCTTCAGTTTCTATTTTAATAGTATTAACTATATTATGTTGTTGATTATTTTTATTTAATGTATTTAATAAAATGATATTAGAGTTTTTATTTTTAACATAATCATGTAAATTTTCAAATGTTATTGTATTATAATTATTTATACTATTAATATTGCCCATAATAAATAAATAATAAATATTATTTATTATTTATTTTTTAAAATATAAAATTGAAGTAATATTATATTAATATAACTAGATAATTTTATGGTTAATAAAATAAATACGATAAATAGAGAATTTGATTTAGTTGAATTTTTAAAAAATAAAGATACTTATGATAAAGGTAAGTATTACAAAACTTTTATAGACAGAGCATTATATTGTGATAATAGTATAATTAATTTTAAGATATTACAAAAAATGAAATTAACACATGGTGACATAGTACATTTCGTTGAAGAATTAGAACAACAATTAATTAAACGTAGAAAACTTCAACATATAAAAGTAGTTCAATTGAAAATGAAAATAAGAAAAAAACATATTAAAGAAATTAAAGAAATTTGTATATCAAAGAATTTACCTAAAAAAATAGAAAATATTATAGTTAGTTATTCTCGTATTAATTTAGCTTCATTAATTTACGACATTGGTATGAGAGTATAACTAATTTATAATATATTTAAATGTTCTTTTGCTGTTTTTTTACCATGACATTCACGACATAAAGCTTCTAAATTACTAATATCATTTGTACCGCCATATTCTAATCTTACTATATGATCTACTTCAAACCAAGGTTTTAATTGTTCTTTACAGTGAGCACAATTCCAACCTTGACTTCCTGCTACATATTTCTTTTTAGCTTCACTTACAGATCTCTTAACACTTTTTTTATTTGTATTATCTTTATTTACTTCGGGTTTTTTTGAATTATATAATGTATTATCATTGTTGATTTTATTTTTATTTTCGTTTTCTGCTAAATAGAGAGCGGCTCTATCTAGGGTTGGAGTAAGTAAATCAGATGAATCTTTATCAATTGGCATAAATTTAATCATATTTGTCGCATGCTTTATTAATTTTGCTCCATCATTTGGTTTATTTTGAATTAGTAAATAAATAGATAGTCCAATAAATGCGTAACCGATCATAATATAATATTTTTTACCACTCTTTATTAATTCAATATATTTACCATCATGATAAACATTTAAAATAATAAATCCTGTTACTAATATGATAATTATTTGTAAATTATTCATTTATAATATATACGTTGATAATATATATTGAATTTTTTTTACAATTTCTATTTTTTCTATATTATATGGTCTGATAGATTCAATAGCATCATTTATATCTTTCCATTCCATTTTACCCACCTCTGTTTTTTCAAAACAGTCACATGAATCACTATGTTTTTTTGAAGTAAATAGTGCAACATAATACCTGTGTTTATATGATTTATAATTTGAACCAGTAAAAATTTCATCATATGGAATAACATTTTGAATAATTTTAATATTTTTTTTACTATAACCAGTTTCTTCTTCCCATTCTCTTAAAGCGCATTCTAGGTCTGATTCTAAATGATTACGTCTACCTTTTGGAAATCCCCATTCAGGTTCTATCCAATTACTGTTTGAACTTTCAATTAATTTTTTCAATGTAATTTTTACATTGTTTACTAAATAGCCATCTTTTAGTTGTTTTAATTTTTCTTCTGATAGTCGCTCTTCAATTTTTTGACTAGTACTTTTTTTATCTTTTATACCCCATAATTTAATCCATAAGTCATTGAAATTGCTATTAGATATATTAAATTTCTCATTAATTGTCATTTCATTTAGCATATTCATAATATAATTAATGTTATGTAATGAATATTTACCTCTAATAAAATCTACATATCCCAGCGTATCTTTTCTGCGTATCATAAGATATTGAATTTTTTTATTTGGCATAATTTTAAAGGCAATAATACCATAACTAGTTATTGGTAATTTACATTGATGATATTGGTGTCCTATTTTACCACAATTATTACAATATACTGTTTCCATATATTTGATGCTATAATATTAATATAATATATATTTATGTATTAATATTATATATAATAAATGACATTTAATAGTCAACTAGATTTTTTAAGAACGAATGATTAATTTATTTTTTGTATTTTTCATTTATAAACTTGTTAATAAAATCAACTATTCTATTACAATTCAAAGTACAAATATATTTCCTTCATTCTGTAGTATATATATATTTTTTTATTATTTTTTATCTAGGTATATTTAAAAAGAGTTGATATGGTAAATCATAATTCTTCTTTACAAAAGCGCGGTATGACAAGCAATGTATGTATAGTCCCTCACATTTTTATTAAATATATTGTAGAACACAAAGAACACGACGTTTATGCAAGAGAAAAATATATGTCCAGTATTTTAAGTCAATTCAAATGGTATCCAAGGTTGTTGTATAGTGATGATGTTAATCAAATTTTAATTTTCGAAAACGTAGGCGAACCTATAAGTAATAGAAATAAACCACACGATTTTGTCGAACAAATGAATAAAATACTTGCTGATATGAAAAGCGTACATGTAGACCATAATGATATAAAACCAAGCGAGATTCTTGTTAATTCAAATGGGAATGTATTCCTATGTGATTTCGGTTGGGCTTCCGTTAATGATTACTTGCATTGTGATATTGGTATTTGGGGTGGTCATAAAAAAACTAAACCAGGAGGATTATACTCTGATTCAAAAGTTTTCGATAGATTGAAAGATATAATGTGAACTTTTATTGTTCATTTAAAAAATATAAACTATATATAATGGTAATTAGTGAAACGCATTTGATTATTGACTGGACATGTCACTTTACTTCTATCGTAGACAAATTTTCAGATAGTATCGAACTAATAGAAAAAACACAAATACCAAAAATGTTAAATAAAAAGAAAACCATGTCGAAATTTTATGGTTGTGTAGTGGACGATTTTAGAGGTGCATCAGCATTCAACATTTACATTATCCGTGACAACAATCCCATATATGATTACAGAAAAACCAGTAAAGGTAGGCGTAGAGTTAACATACACATATTCGATTTAAAGATGAGTTTACGAAATATTGTAGGGGGATATAAAATACATGGTACGGATAATATTCAAGAAACCAAAGACAATTTGAAAGCATTAGACATATTTGATAAATATTACGAACAAAAACGTTTTAGTTCTTTAGGAGAAGTATTTCATGAACTTAATAAAGAACCAAAACTTAAGTGGCTTGTAATGAGGAATTTTGAAAAAATGCCAGATAAAATAACTATAGATGGACATTTAGATGTCGATTTATTGGTTAACGATTATTACATTGTAAAATCTGTTCTTGACGCAACATCCGCGACAACAAATAGGTATGAAGACGGGCATAATAGAATACTGAATCATGTATTCATAAATAACAAAAAAGTCCTCTTTGATTTTAGATCAATAGGTGACAACTATTATGACGAAAAATTTCAACGTGATATGTTGAATTCACGTCAAATGCATCCAAATGGGTTTTATATCCCGAATCCTGAAATGCATTTACATAGTTTGATTTATCATGCTATAGTACATAAAACTAAAATATCACAAACATATTTGGATGTGTTTCTAAATTACGGATTAAATAAATCTGAAATAAACAAAACTGAATTGAAAAGAAAATTGAATTTATTTATGAAAGAGAAAGGTTATGTTTATTGTAAGCCTGAACCATCTGTAGGCTATCATATATAAACCACAAGATTTTGTCGAAAAAATGAATAAAATACTTGCTGATATGAAAGTTTTCGATAGATTGAAAGATATAATGTAAATAGATTTTTTGTCACCAACATTTTCAAAATATAATTATAAAAACTGTATTAATATTATATATAATAAATGAAATTTATTAGTCAACTGAATTCTTTTAAAAAACTTCCGATATTCAAAGATGAATATTTTTATGTATATTTAATAATATTTATAGTAAGTATATTTACAATAGTAGCTCAAATATACTATGTCTATATACATGGTTTTAATTATACGCGATGTAATTTTATGAATAATAATGATAAAACTAAATGTGTTACTAAATCAGATATGCGAAATTTTCTATATCATAAACTGTTTAGCTAATATTATAGATAATCTTCATCTTGTGGCATATTTAATAATTCATTAAAACTTTTAATAGTTTCAATTGTTTCAATGTCTTTATTATAAAAATTATTAGTAACTAAGAAATATGATGCTACACAAAAGAATAAAACCATAAATAAAGCAGCAAAATGACCATATTTTCCTACTAAAATACCTTTTGGATTGCTATTTTTTCCAGGATTTCCCATAGATGTGAAATTCATACCAAAATAACCTGTTAAAAAACTAGCAGGGGCAAATGCGAACAATATAATTTCTAAAAAATCATCTCCTAATTTAGTTTTAACACTTAAACTATTTATATAATCTTTAATATTAGCATAATATAAATTTCTAAGTCTACTTAATTCTTTTAATTTTTGTCTAGCTTCTTCTTTTTCAATATCAGATGATTCATTATCAACTAATATTGTTCTATATGTAATATTTAATGTTGAAATTTGACTAACGCGTTTATTAATATTCCATTTATTTAAACGTGTTTTTTTATAACGTTTTCTAAAATCTTGTTTAGCATTTTGAAATTCAGGATTAAATTTTTTATTCCAAATAGCGTTAGCATATTTAGTATCACCTCTATTAACAAACTCACATACCATACATTCCTCAGATAATTCTGAACTTAATTCATGAAATTTATCTTCTGCCCACTTTAATAAGTCACTATGTTTCATTTATATATACACACAAATTTTTATTTTTGTTTTTTATAAAAAAGAATTTTATATTTTAGGATTTTGGACATTTTAAAAATGTCCATTTTGAGATTTTTGAATTAAAAATTTGAAAAAAAAAATAAAAAAAAAGGCTTAACTAAAGTTATGTAGTGACAAAAATAAATAATAAAGTAAAAAAAATATAAAAATAATTAAAAAAAAAGATATATAGATATAAAAAGTGGCTGACAAATGGCTGACAAAAAACTCGCCGAAAATTTTTATTGTAAATATTGTGACTATAATTGTAATAAGAAATCTGATTATATAAAACATTTAACAACAGGAAAACATAAACGGCTGACGAAAAAATCGCCACTAGATATGATATATAAATGTCATTGTGGAAAAACATATTCACATAGACAATCATTACATAAACATAAAAAAAATTGTAAAAGTTTAGAAGATAAATTAGATATATTAATAGAAACAAATAAAATTTTATTAAAAGAAAATAAAGAAATAAAGGATAAATTAAATGATCATAATCAACCTACACAAATTAATAATAACTTTAATTTACATTTTTATTTAAATGAAACATGTAAAGATGCTTTGAATTTAAATGATTTTTTATCAAATATAAATATAGAGGCAATAGATTTAGATGAAATATTAAATAGTGGAATAGAGTCTAATATGAAAAATATTTTTATAAAAAATTTGAAAAAAATAGAACAAGAAAAAAGACCAATTCAATGTACAGATATAAAGAGAGATATAGTTTATGTAAAGGATGAAAATGTATGGCAAAAGGATAATGAACATGAGAAACTGAGATATTCAATTAAAGAAGTTCAAAATAAACATGTTAAAAGTTTAAATAAGTTAACAGATAATATAAATAATGATAATTATGTTGAAATAGTATCAAAAATATCAGATGATATTAAAACTGATAGTATAAAGAAAACTATATTAAAAGAGACAAAAATAAATAAATATTAATTAATTATAGATAGATAATAATTCTAAAGAATTATTGAAGTATTTATTATATTCATTAATAAAATCATTAGATGATAGTAATAAATCAATATTATATTCAATAAAATAATAACATCTTAAACATATAAGAATATCATTATAAGAATTATGTAATTCTTTTGGCGTCGTAATAAATAAAGTTTCATATAATTCAGATAATTTTGGAAATTTATATTGTGATGTAGATTTAGATGTAGATTTTTGAATTTTACAAAGATTGGTGTATTTTCTCATAGTACAAAAATATTTCTGATGGGATAAATTAGATAAGATATTATTTCTAATAAATTCAACCATTAACATTTGTTTATCGAAAGAAATATTATGTCCAATAATTAGGTCTGTCATTTCTAAAATTATATTTAATGTATTTAAAGCATATTTAATATCAATACCACTAGAGTTAATTTTATTTCTTGTAATTTTATGTATTTTAATACTTTCTTCTGATATATCTATATTTTCAGAAATTTTAATATATTCATCGAATTTATATATAATATTTAGGTTATCGACATCAAATAATATAAAACTTAATTGGATAATATAAGGCCAACTCTCTGAATTATATATAGAAACGCGATTTTTAGGTAAACCTGTAGTTTCAGTATCGATAATCAGAATTTTCATTTGGATATAATATATATGAAAATATTGCATATCAATTTTTATATTTAAATATATATATAAAATGAAATTAAATAGAAATAATATTTTATTAATATTATTTTTTATAGTTATATTAGTATTTTGTATATGTATTTCAAGTAAAAATACATTAATAGAAACTAATGAAAACTATGGATTAGTAAACTGTAATTCAACTCAACCAAAGGTTTTATATGTTGGTCAAGATCCATCAGTAATAGCTAATGCTAGTAACTGTTTGATGGAAACTATAACCTTTTCATTAGATGAGACATGTTCATCAAGTAATATAGGAAAAGACGATAATCATGATAAATGTTCTCATCTTTTATATTCTCAGTAGATGGTTAAAGATAATTTATTATTATAATAATAATGTTTAGTTATAATAAATGAAAAAAATAAGTTTCATGAAAAAGAGCATACTAATAATATTATTATTAGTAGTATTATTATTATTACCACTATTAATAAATGATAATATATATGAATTTGTTTGTAATTATAATTTAGATGATTCGCAAGTAACACAGCCTTATTCATGTGAAAACTTTTTCGCAAATGCGTTTAACCAAGTACATGGAACTAGTACTGTATCAGTATTAAATGATCCAGATTTACAGGCAGAAAATTATGCTATGGTTGTGATGAATTTAATAGATAAATTAGATACATGTTTTACCATAAAATCCGTATTACCAGATTCATCATATTGTGAAATAGATGTAGTAAATGAAAAAATACAAGAGTTAGCAAATTTAATAAAATTAACATTGGTATCACTATCAAACAGTTTTAGTTATCAGGATTATATAACAATTAATAACAAATTACAAAATAGTAATGCTGATCATGTCGTGATAAATGACATAAGTACCTTTTTAATTGAACATGCCTATGAATCAGGCGTATCATATCAATTCACTGAAAGGAGTGCTAGAGCAACACATTGTAAGAATCAAATATATAATGATTCAACTATATATCCTGAATGTAGTATAAAAGGAGATAATTCTTTGGGTTTACTTTCGTATGCCAATAACTATACGGGTGGTATAGTTATATCGGATATAGTAAAATAGATATAAATTAATATTTAATATTATTAATATTATATAAATGATATTAAATAAGAAATTTTCAATAACATTATGTATATTATTGTTATTAATAATAGTAGTAAGTATATTTACAAAGGAAATAATATTTGAATCATTTCAAAATGATGATCAGGTTGATTATACTGTTAGTGATGTGGATATTAATGCTTTTAAAACATATGAAGATAATTCTAACAATATTAGTGGACTTTCTACTAATGGTGTAAAATGTTTAGCACGTTATAATATTTTATTAGATAATTATAAAAAATCATTAAATAATGTAAATAATTTAATGAAAAAATCAAATATGCCTAATTCACTTTATATAGATGATAATGATCCAGTTAGTGGTATTAATAGCACAGATTTAGAAAAATCTAAATCTTGTGATCGTTCATATTCAGTATCAGATTCTTATTTTTTTAAAAATGTAGCTTATGATGAATTATATTTAAATTGGTTAAATATAAATATATTAAGACATTTTGGAGCCAATTCATGTAATAATTTATGTAGTAACTTTTTAGGAGTAAATTTCCAGGAAGACGAAAGTATGGATATTGTAGATGATAAATCTCCAACATTAGTAAGTTTACATCACATGGGATTTTATAATTCTAATGATTTAAATTTACCGAATAATGGTGATAATGATGATTTTAAACGATTATCTATGGATGGAGGTTTTAAAAAATTTTATAGAGCTTTAATAGAAGACTTATATTATGCTAATAATTATCCAAGTAAAAGATATTTTGGCGTTATAAATCAAAATAATACTCATATTGCGTATTTAGCAAAACAAACAGGTGAATTAGGATTAAATAAGCTTATACAAGGCTGTGCAATAGCAAACGGAGGAACTAATTCTCCAGAAGCAACAGTTATAAGAAATTATAATATAATAGATCAGAATAATTTATTTCCAAACGGTGTGCCAACAGATACACCAAATGTAGCAAAATCAGTAAATTATATTGATGGTAGTTATTTTGATACAATTGTAACCTATTTACCCACTGAAGAGAATGTTATATCAGTATTTGGATTTTTTGTATAATAGCGAAGATAATATATATATATAATAATATATATGACTAGAAAAATAATATTGTTGTTGATAACAGTATTGATATTAAGTTTATTAATACAGTTATATTACACTAGTTCAGATGTAATAGAGTTTTATAATAATGTAGGTACTTCAACTGAATTCAATAATCTTGTAAGCGCTACCAATGTTAATCAAGACCAAATAACAAATGAACAGTTAGTTACAATTTATAACGAATATATTGCTAGTACAGATATAGAAACACAACATACTGAAAATTTACAAAATTTATATGATACATTTTTATTACATGAACAAAACAGTATAAATAATAGCTTAACAGATAATGATACAGATATATTAATATATTTGACAAAACCACCACCAATTGAGAATTCAGATTCTTATAATCTAGCAGGTGAATTTATAAGAACAATAGATGGGAATGTATGTGTATGGCAACCCTTATCATTTTGGATGTTTGGACCTAATTTACAAACGGTAATATCTAGTAATAATAAACCATATATCGAATGTTGGGTAAGAGAGAGTATAAGATCAGGAAGTTCGTCAATGATACTAGATGAACCTACAAGAGCGAAGTTTGCTGAAACAAGACCTAGTCAAAGTAGTATAGAGGCATATTTAAACGGTGTACCACCTGTGCGTGTAAATGATGTAAACGAATTATATTATTTTAATGAAGGTGGTGTTGAAAAACTTGCGGTAGGTGATAAAAAAGTAACATTTCTTGGACATAAAAAGGATTCTAGACGTAGAATATTTGATCAACCTATTCCTAGTAGCGGTATACGAAACATACCAGAGGGGAAATTTTATAGTTGGATGACAAAAGGTGATTATGATGACAATAAGGATAAGAGCTATTATAAGAGGTTTGTGATGGAAAGTGTAAACTGGTTGAATGATAATGTAAATAATCCAAAATGTTTTGGATTACAATGGAAAAATGGAGAATTATTTTGGAGTGAGAAGCAAGACAGATGTGACATGATAAATAGCTTACCACGGATTTCTATGGGATGGCCTAACGGATGGGCTTTAGATTATTATAAAATAGAAGATTTAAATATTAATAATATAACATATGATTATTCAGCATCTGCCGATATCTCCCCGGAAGAAGCTAAAAACAGAAGGGAAAAGATAACTCGTAATAATAACGGTACATTGAAATTAAAAACTGATTTACCATAATAACATTAATATGATTTAGAATAAAAAAATATTTAATTGTTATATAAGAGAGAATGAAAATAAAAATAATATATTATATATTATTATCTTTACTATTACTCATTTTAACATCAGTTATGTATGTAATAAATAATGATAAGTTATATGAATTATTTATTGATCCCCGAGAGACTCTTAATAGTAGTGCTACAGCAAATTTAAACGATATACTTACTCAAGCTAATCAAGCTAAAGATACCGCATGGATGAACGCATATAGTGCTTATTGGAATAATATAGTATCAAACAATCAAAATAGTACTGGGATAATAAACGATTGTCAAAACAATTATAGCACATATATAAGTGGCATAATAAATGATATTGGTGGATTAATAGAAAATGAACAAAGTTGTACTAATTATAAGTCTGGTAATATAGATTTAACAAATATAACAAATAATTTAGGAAATACAGGCGTTGATGAGATTTATTCAATTAATTTAGCAGATACATCAGGAGATGTAAGATTAAAAGGAACATGTTTAACTAATGTATTTAATAATGCGACAGAAGTAAAAACAAGATTAAGCAACTATAATGACAATACGAATATGTTAGATAAATGTGAGCATGTACAAGTAGTGTCTAATACTTAAATGTAAATTTTAGCACGGGGGGGATATAAAATTCAAAATAAGTTTTTTGAGTGGTAGCTTTTGATAACATATGAAATATATAAAAATTAAGAATTAATATATCATAGTATAATATAATGAAAAAACAAAGAATAATAATATATATAATACTATTATTGTTAGTAATATTATTAGGTAGATTATACAATAATGATATGATAATAGAAGGAATGGAAGTATCATTACCAACATCATTATCAGGACCCCCAGAGGCAATACAATTAGAGGAAGATGAAAAAAAAGAAAGTAAAAAAGATACATGTCCTCCTTGTCCACCGTGTGCGAGATGTCCAGAACCATCATTTGAATGTAAAAAAGTACCAACATATAGTAATATAGATTTTATGAAAAATGTACCAATGGTGCCGGAACCAGTAAGACCAGATTATACAACATTTGGAATATAATTATAATAAAATTATAAATAAAATAAGCTAAATAAAATATAGAAAAAATATTTTATGTAGGATAATTAAATAAAAAATTGAAATGGTATAAAGAGTAAAGAAGTAGATATATAAGTATAAGATGAGTGATAAAATGATTGTAGAGGGTTCTAAATTTGATTCGGCGACTGATGTACTATTTACAAAGCCTAAAGTAAATAGTTCTGGTAGTAAGAATGTAGGTATTCTAAATGCCAAGACGAAAAAGTCGCTATATCTATCTACGCCACTGATGCTAACATGGGGTATTAATGAGAATGATTTTGATGGATCGGGGCGTAAAACATATGATCTATCTCTTCAATTTCCACGTGATCAAGATTCGAATTTTAGCGAAGATACAAAAAATCTATTAAATTCTCTAGAAGAATATGAGAAACAGATTAAAGATACAGCAATTAGTAGTTGTAAAGAGTGGTTTGGAAAGACAAAAATGTCTGAAGATGTAGTAGATGCGCTATTTACGCCAATGCTAAAATATCCAAAAGATCAGGCAACAGGTGAGCCAGATAAAACACGAGCTCCAACGCTGCGGGTAAAAATTCCATATTATGATGATGTATTTAAGATTGAGCTATATGATACAGAACGTGAACTGCTATTTCCAAATGTAGAAAATAGTAGTCTTCTACCAACACAGGTAATTGAAAAGGGTCAAAATATTGCTGTAGTAATTCAGAGTGGTGGAATTTGGTTTGCGAATGGTAAATTTGGAACAACGTGGAAACTAGTACAAGCAGTAGTACAGCCACGTGAAAGTCTATATGGAAAATGTCATATTAATCTAGATTCAAAGTCAAGGGAGCGTCTACGTAAAGAGGCGGAAGATCGTCAAAGGGATGATATGGATGAACAACTAGAAACAGTAGTAGCAGATTCGGATGATGATGAGGCAGCTAAAGTAGAGCCAGTAGTAGAAGCAGTAGTAGAGCCAGTGGTAGATAATGGTGTAGGAGAAGAAAAACACGAATCACCAGATCCACCAGTAGAGCCTAAAAAAAAGCGTGTAGTAAAAAAGAAAGCACCAGCGGGAGGAGATTAAAATAAATTAAGATGTATAAATAGATTGGAAATATATTTATTAGAGTATATATTAGAATTAAGAATAGTAGGAATACCTTTATTAAAGAGTTTAATAATTTGTTTTTTTTTTATATGAATTTTATTAATATTAAATTCATATGAAATATTGTGAATATGAAGTGATAGAGTGTTAGAATTAATAGGTTTAATAAAAGGAAATTGATTAGGAGTATTAAAAGAGGGATCTAAAATGGAAAGTATATTTTGTGATATGGAAATATGAAGATTATTAAAGTTATCAATAGTAATGTAGTTAGGAAGTGAAGGTTTTAAAATAACAGTAAGGTTATCAAAATAAATTTCATTGTGCCATGAGGGGACATAAAACTTAGAATTATTATGATTAATAATTAAAATATTATGTGTAATAAGGTCATTAAAATCGGGATAAATATTTTGAATAAAATTGTTATTATTAGTATCATATAAATATTTATAAATATCATGAGGTAAAAGATGTTTAATATTAATAAGAATTTGTTTTAATTCATTAAGTTCATTAAGGTTAAGTTGTTTGATAAAGTTAAAAATTTCAGTATAATCATTAAATTTAAAATTAAGTAATAGAAAAATATTTTCTAAAATATAATAAAAAAGATTATATTTAATATCGTTGGAGTTGTGATCACAATATTGATTACAATCATTATCATTATTAGTAATATAGTGAATAAGAAAGTCATGAGCATCTTTAATTTCATTGAATGAAATATCATTATAATGTTGATTGTCAGATTGTGTTTTATCGGGGTGTGAAAGTAAGGCGAGTTTATAATATTGTTGTTTAATGCGTTTATGTGTAATTTGGGTAATATCAATTTTCAATATTTTGCATGATTCGTTGATGTTCATTAATTAAATTAACGAATAATCTTTCTAAATGATAAATAGGTCTATAATTATTATTAAATTGAAAGTAAAAATTATAAATAAGGAGAGTAATATCAAATGAAAATGTGTGATTTTTATGTAAAATAGAGAATTGTTTAAATACGTACCAGATACATGTATCAATATTAATATTAAAAATTAAGATATCATATAAAATATTTCGTATATCAAAGAAGTTATTATTATCTTTGATGATTTGATTAAATAGGCATTTAAGAAAAGAGTCGTTATTAATGGTGATATTAGATTTAAGGCCTTTAATAGAAGTGATATTATTGATATCAATATTTTTATTATTAGATAATTGTAAATAGGCTGTTTTATTAGGTTTTTGTAGACTGATAGTATATGTAGATAATAAAATATTGGGATTAAAAAATGAAATGTTATTGGTAAGTAAGATAAAGTATATTTTATATTTAACATTAGGAATAGTTTGCATAAAAGAATAGAATACTTCATGTAATTCATTGTGAATGAAATGAAAATTTTTGCAGATGATGAAGAATATGGTTTTATGGACAGAAATAATATTTAAAAGATTGCTAAAAAATTCATTCCATACAAGTTTAGAATTACATCCAAGATTATTTAAATCAATGTCAATATGTATATCACTTAATCTAAAAAAATATTCATTTTTGTCATAGTTAATAGAAATTTTTTTTTCGTATTTAAGGTTAGATGGACTAAAGTAAGAGACGAATTTAAGTGCTTGTGAATATTTACCAATACCAGGTGGTCCATATAAAATAATATTTTTTGGATATTTATGAAATAATTGATAGAGTTTATTATTTTGTTTATGTAAATTGAAATCATTTATAGAATTAAGATATTGATGAAAATGGAATTCATGAAAGTTCATAATAAATGTATTGTATAATGTTATATAGAAGTATTTAAATGAGCTATATTATAATATATAATGTTCTTAACGTTAGATATAGAAAATTTTAATGAAAGTAATATACTATTAAATGATCCGGTAAAAAATATATTAAGATCAGGATGTGAGTTTATAAAAATAATATATTCAGATAAGAATATAATATTAAATGGTGTATATATAAAAATAATATTAAATGATGTAGAAATCATAAAGAAGAAGGCGGATATATATAAATTAAAAATAGATAGAGACGTGAATATGGAAATAATAAGGGCATTAATATTGATAGAGCAAAATATATTAAGTATGGTAGATGAATGTTTAATAAAAGTATATAGTTTAAAAATAGAATTATTAAAATTAAAGTTAATGAAATTACATGGGCAAATAAATTTAAATGGAGGAAATTATAGTAAAATGGAATTTATAATACGTATATTTGGTATATGGAATGATAAAGTAAGGTGTGGATTAAATTATCAGTTAATACCGAAAACAGATAAATATTTTATAAAAAAATAAAGAGTTAAAGTTCTCTATTTAAACTGCGAGTGATGTAATATTCGTAAATAATAAGAATAGTATAAAAAATAAGACAAATGATAGTTGCGGCTTGAATAGAAAATATATTAGAATTATTAGTAGGTTGTGAAAATAATAATATATAAGAAAGTAAAGAAAATTTAAGAAAATTATTAAAATTATCAGAGTTATTATATAAAACTATTCCGAAGAAAATAATGAAAACATATAATAGAATAAGTATAATATAAATAATAATATTAAAGAATGAATTAATCTTCGAACTATTAAGATGATAAGCTAATAAGAAAATAAGGGATTGAATAATGATAAAATATGTAAGAAAATTATATTCTTTTCCTAAAAAAAGGAAGAATGAAGAAATAATGATTGCTGAAATAAATAATAACGACATGGGAGAAATATCTTTAATAACTTGTAAATGACCGTTAGCAGCGGAAGAAAGATGATCTATATCCATAAAGTATATAGAATATGATTAGAAAAAATATATAAATATATTTATATATATAAAGGCAATAGTATGATAAATATCCCAGTTAGATATAATAAATATGAAAAATATTTTATAAATATAGAGAGTAGAGTTATAGCTGAAAAAAAACAATTTGATATGCCTAGAATATATGAATATGAAAATATATTAAATATAAAATATAATTTAAAAGAATTAAATTTAATAAAGAAAAAATATCAAATAATAGGGGGCAAAAATAAGAAAGAAATACAATATTTAATATATAATTTATTAAGATTTCAATATTATATAAGAAAAATAATTAGAACATATAGATTATATTTATTATTAAAATATAAAAAATTAATAGGAAGTAGAAAATATACAAATTTAGAAGATTTTGAGACATTAGAGCCTTTAAAAAATATAATAAATTTAAATATATTAAGTTTAGTAGACAGTATAGATGAAAATAATAATGAAAATGTATATGGATTTCATATAAAATCGTATAAAAAATTATTATTAAAATATAAGAAAAAAGCATTTAATCCTTATACAAGAAAATTAATAGATGAGAGAGAAAACGAGCGTATAAATTCAATAATGAAAATAAATAAATTACTAAATATACCAGATGATAATATAAATAATGAGGTAATAGTTTTAACAAATGAAAATAAATTAAAATTTGAGATACATGATTTAATACATGATATAAATAATTTAGGAAATTATGCTGATAGTATGTGGATAGAGAAATTAGATAAGAATCAAATAATAAAATATATATTTGAATTGAAGGATATTTGGGAATATAGAGCAAATTTAACAAATCAAACAAAATTTCAAATATATAAATTTGGAAATCCATTTTTTGACATACCTAGTAATTTATTAGTATCATATAGTGATGGTAAGTTAAAAAAAATATTAATAACATTAATGAGAAGATTAATAAGTAGTGAAGATAATAGTATAGCTTCATTAGGTGCGTTTTATATTTTAGGTACATTAACACTAATAGAAGAAAATTCGCGAAATGCTATGCCATGGTTATATCAGTCTTTTTATTATACAAATATATAATAAAATAAAATAGCTAATAAAGTACTTAAATAGTATTATCGTGTAATGTGTATAAGATGCCAGCTAAGAAAACAACAAAACCAGCTACAAGTAAAGATGTAAAACCCAGCACTAGTAAGAAAGTAAGCGAACCTGTAAAACCAGTTCAAGTAAAAGCGGAACCAGTAAAGGCAGAACCAGTAAAAGCGGAAGCAGTAAAAACCGAAGTTCAAAATGACGTAGTGTCGACTGATGTTGTAGAACAAGATGAGATTGGTCAATGTTTTGTAGAACTAATGAAGAAACTTCAATTACTTTCAACAACATTTGTATCACTAAAACAAGATTTCAAAGCGCTAGAAAAACGTTATTCGCGTGAACTAAAAGCTGCTCAAAAAAATAATGAAAAAAGACGTAAACCTAGTTCAAAGCCACGTCAACCAAGTGGTTTTGTAAAACCAACAAAAATTAGTAATGATCTAGCTGTATTTTTAGAAAAGGAAGTAGGATCGGAAATGGCTCGTACAGAAGTAACACGTGAAATTAATAAATATATTCGTACACATAATCTTCAAGATCCTACAAATGGTAGAAAAATTAATCCTGATGCGAAACTTCGTACATTACTAGAAGTACCACAAACAGAAGATCTAACATATTTCAATCTTCAAAAATATCTAAGTAAGCACTTTCCCAAACAAACCCCTACTGTAACAGCTTCAAATTAGAGAAATTAAATTTATTATAAATATGTTTATATATATAAAATTCATCATATGAAATTATATTATTAGAAAGACACCAATCAATGAGAGAATAATTAAAATTTTTGTTTGTTTCTATATACATAATATATAAACAAATAGCAATATAAATATTGAAATTATTATTAGAATAATAATCAGTTCCAGCTAAAATGCAAATAGATTGAAAATGATTAATAGATAGTATATTTAAAGTATTAATAATAGATTTTGTATTATAAAAGTCTATCGTTTCCTTATAAAAATTAGGATTTTTAATAATAGTAGTAGTTCCATAAACAAATAAATCCATATCTTCACTCATTACAGGATAATTATGTAATTTATTCATAAGAGCACATAGTTCATCAGCTTCATTAATAGCTGTAATATAGGATAATTTATATTTATGAAATAAATTTTTAACAATAAGAAAGTCAGTACGATTTAGTTTAATAGTTTGATTTTCATAATGTTTAATTTTATGTTTATTTTTATTTGATAGTGTTTTTGTACTAAGAATTTGAAGTTTACTTTCAGCAGTTTTACGAATATGTTTTCTTTTTTCAACAAAATCTAATTTATCTTTAGGTACATTACCATCAAAAATAAACATAGGCGTAATATTATATTTAATTAATTTTTGACACATAATTTCAAAATCAACTTCTAATGTATTTGTTTTTTTAAATTGATACATATAAACATTTGTGTCTATAACTATTGTTTTATATTTTAATTCATGAAGATTAATATTAGTATAAGAATCTTTACAATATTTCTTACAAATATTGTTTAAATATTTGATACCCATTATATTAAATCTTATAAATTAGAATTATATGAAATCAATTTTTACAAAATTGAAATATAAACATAATTATAAGTAATATATAATGGGAAGTCTACAAGATTTTGTAATATTTCTATTTAAATGTTGTATGGAAAAAAATAATTCTAGAGCAAATTTTAGACTGTATCAATATGAATCTCCACCTCCATATAGAAGAAAAAAATATAATCCTAGGAGTTTACCATATAGAAAACATTAACCAAATACATTTTCTTCTGTATAATTCATGTATAAAAATCCGTCATTATCTTTATACTCATTATATAATTCAATCATAGTATGTGTAGATGGTGCGATCATATTATTAACAAATAAAAAAATCCCTTTTTCAGATGCTAGTTTTAATCGTTTTCTAATAATAAATAAAAATTGTGTGGCTGTTAATTCATTTGGAACTAAATATTTTCTTTTATCTAATACATCTAAACCAGATCCAGGATTTTTTTCACATATTACAGGAACTCTATCTGGATATTTCGTTTTAATTTTATGTGCTTCTTCTATTCTTTCTTGTAATGTTTTATTTATATTAACATGATAATTTTCTGGTGTAAATGTGCTTTTAACCGCACGATTTAGTGCACTATTTATTCTTAACATTTATATTATAATGTTAAGAATATATTTTTAATATATAATATAATACACCTATTGTTTATAATGTATTTCCTAGTAATATAACAATATTATATATTATTAATTTACTAGCCATAATATCTAAAACAACAATACTAATTACTAACATCATTGTACTCAAAAATTTATAACCACTTTTTTATTAATTGTATAATATCAAGTTCAATAATCACTTTAATATCAAGTTCAATAAGTTATATATATATATAGCTACTTAAATAATAATTAAGTAACGTAATCATATGAAGTATTTGGGTATAGTTATTGTTGGTGGATTTTTTTCTTTTTTTGCGTCAATGGGAATAGGTGCGAATGATGTAGCAAATGCCTATGCAACAGCAGTAGGGTCAAAGGCATTAACAATTAAACAAGCTGTTGTATTAGCATCAGTGTTTGAAACTGGTGGTGCAATATTAATGGGAAGTCATGTATCCAAAACAATTAGAAAAGGTATAGCAGACTATGAATGTTTTGAAGATGACCCAGGTCCATTAATGTATGGTTGTATGAGTGTATGTTTATGTGTAGGATTATGGTTATTTATTGCTTCAAAATATGAAATGCCAGTTTCTACAACACATTCATGTGTAGGTGGTATGATTGGTATGACAATAGCTCTAAAAGGTACAAGATGTGTAACCTGGTATGAAGAAAAAGAATTATTTCCATATGTAGGAGGAGTTAGTGGAATTGTTTTATCATGGTTCATTTCCCCTGTATTTTCAGCAATGATTTCAAGTACACTATATGCTATTATTAGACAAGTTATTTTACGTTCAAAAGAAAGCTTTAATAGAACAAAATATTTATTTCCAATATTAGTAGGTGGTACAGTATCATTAAATTCATTTTTTATTATATATAAAGGAGCGAAAGGTTTAGAGTTAGATGAAACTCCATTAAATATAGCTTGTGTTTGGGCATTTGGAATAGGAGGAATTAGTGGAATATTAGTTATTCCTTTTATTCCAAAAATAAGTGAAAATGCTAAAAAATCAATAGAAAATACTAATAATAATATAAAATCTCCTGAAAATAATAAACTAGGTGTACCTTCTATAAAATCTAATGAAAATAATGTAGATGTAATTATAGAAAATGAAATATCACCAACTAGGGAGGTAGTAACCTCCCCAAACCCCCAGACCAGCGCGTACGGGATGCAATCCGTAAAAGAAAAAACTGGTGTAAATAAATTAGTAGAATATATTAATAGCTCTTTAACCGTAGATATTGATAGTATTATAGAAAACGATGAATATATTAGTAATATTCATAAAAATGCTGAAAAATTTGATGATGAAACAGAAGAATTTTTTAAAAGTATTCAGGTTTTTACTGCTATATGTGATTCATTTAGTCATGGAGCTAATGATGTAGCAAATGCTATTGGTCCATTTATGGCTATTTATATGATATCTAAAGATGGTGTTGTAGAAGGTGATAACGATTTTGGTAATGATGCATATTTATTTTTAGCACTAGGTGGTGTAGGTATTTCAGTAGGATTATATGTATATGGTTATAAAATATTACATGCGATTGGTAGTAAATTATGTAAATTAACTCCATCACGTGGTTCTGCTATAGAATTATCATCAGCTATTGTAATAATTACTGGTTCTAGATTAGAAATTCCTTTATCTACAACACATTGTCAAGTAGGTGCTACAATGGGTGTAGCAGCTCTTGAAGATCCATATACATGTAAAGGAATAAATATGAAAATTATATTTAAGTGTGTAGCCGGTTGGGTAATTACATTAGTAGTAGTAGGATGTACAACAGCATTAATTACAGCACAAGGAGCATATACCCCAGAAGTTAATAATAGTTGTTAATTATAAATAACGTTTATGTGCATGTATAATTTTAATTTTATCTTCAACATTTTTTTCGTAAAATGAATATTGAAAAACATTTTGATCTCTTCTTAATTTATATTTTATTAATAAATCATATATATTATTTAATATACTAATATTATCTTTGTTATTTCTATAAAAAAGAAATGTTGAATCAGGCAGAGGGGTTTTGAATTTTATATTTTTTATAATATCATTATAGGCTTGAGAATGTGTAGTATTTTCAAGTGAAACTCCTTTTTTATTAGCTTTAGTTGTTATCAATAATTCATCTTTTGGATGAGATCTGATAGGATGTTTCATAGTAAAAATACTATTTTCATCAATTTCTAATAAATTATTTAAATTATATTGCTGTAGAAGTTCTTTTATATAAATATGAATATTTTTAAAAGATTTTGTATCAATCCATAAAATATATTCATACTTTCTTATTATTTCAGGAATAATAAATTTTAATTTTTTACATGTGTTTCTATTTTTATCCATATGTTCTTCTAATTCTTCATCTGGTTCAATGTTTATAATATTCCATATATTTGATTTAATATTTTTATTATCAGTAAATAAATAATAATCAACAGGTATATTATTAGGTAAATGATATATATCATCAATTTTAAATTTATCTAATTCATTTCTATAATTTCCAATATTTGCTGAATAAATAGCTATTCGCATTTACTATATTCTAAATATATATATAAAAAAATACAAAAAAAAATGTCTACATAATTGTAGAAACTAAATATAACCGAAAATAATAGTTGTTAATCATTATAAATAGTAACACAATAGAAATTATATTTTTCACATAAAAATTCAAGACTTTTATTATATAATAAATCATCTTCTATAATTCTATCTAATAATATTTTATCAATATGACTAGAACCAACACAACATGTTATACCGATTAAAGATAAATATTCTAATTTTGGGTTTTTATAATCTTTCATATAATGCGTAAGAAATATATCTGGTAATTGTTTTTCAATTTCTTCATCAGAAAGATATTTTTTATTATTTTTATCATAAAAATAACCTTTTTTCATAATTATTTTAATTAAAAAGTAAAATAATTTTAAATATTTTTCAATTTTTAAACAATATCTTGTTCCATATTCTCTCTATTTACTAATGCTTCTCTAATTTGTAAATTTTCATCAAATACACCTTCATATCTATCTTTATGTGAAAAACTATATTCATTATTAATTAGACCTTCTTTCATTTCAATATCTTGGTTAAATATGCCTTTATAAGTTTCTGTTGGTTGTTGTTCATATGTACCAATAATAGAACTACCCATATTATTATTACTGACAATAATCCATTCTATAGGTGTAAAAATAAACATACAAGTAATACCAATAGATTCAAAAAACCAAAAAAATATATTATGTATATTTAATATAGTCATAATAAGTAAAATAATACATGATGAAGATCCTATTCCTAATATAGTTTTAGTTATTTTTGATGGCATAGAATACGTTAATGTAATTAAGGTATGTATCATAAATGAACTACAAAAAACAACAACTGTTGTAGTATGTATCCAACTTTTAACATAACCATATGTACATATTAAAAATGATCCATATGATATTTGATATATTGCTGTACTATAGTATAATGTATCACATATCCATCCAATTGTACATATAGGTACAATTGGTATATGTTCCAATATAGTATCTTGATATTCCCATACTAATGTTAATGGTATAAATGATACAGCTGCCATTGCACCAGTAGCTGGTGGATTAGCTATAAAAGCTGATATAGATGTTGAATTTTTTTCAGCAAATCCAATTTTAGATAATAATGGTAAAGACCATACATAAACTACTGCACATGTGCTCATAACAACCTTAAATTTAAATAATTTATTCATATTATATATATATCTATTTATTTATTATCTTCAATATAATGATATAACTTCCAAAATTTATTTTGATTTTCAAATATATTTTTCGTGTTATTATCAAAAAGATCATTAAAAAATAATTGATATTCATTTTCATAACTTTTGATTATATAAGTATTATCATTAATACTAATTTCACGTTTATCTGGCATTTTTTTACCAGATTCAAATATATATTTACAATCATAATTTTCTAATTCAATATAAAAATATGTATCTATGTTTTTATTTTTACCTCCATAATTATGATATTGTTTTCTAATATTTTTATTAATATTTGAATATAATAAATTATCAATTTTGTCACCAATTAATTCATATAGTACAGATAAATAATGTGATTGAAACATATCTTTAAATAATCCGGTCTTATCAAAATAACCTAATCTATTTTCTACATCTTCTGAATAAATAAACGATATTTTAAAATACTTTATTTCATCATTTTGATGTTTATTAATTATATCAACTATATCAGATTTATATAAAAAATGATCTATCATATTTACATTATCTTTTACATATAATTCTAAATTTTTATATTCAATATAATTATTAGCAAAAGGTTTTTCAAATATGATTTTAAAATCAATATTATTATTTTTATTGAATTTTAATAATTCTTCATAACATATTGGTGGTGTTGCTACATAAATAATAGAATTATCATTTACAATATTTTTTAAAGTTATATCGTAATCATTATAATTACCTTGTATGAATTGTATTTTTGGTATTAAGTTAATAATATTTCCTTGTATATTAGTAAGTAAATAAAAAATAAAATCATTATTATCCCAATTTTCCCAACCATAGCAATATATTTTATTAAATTTGTTTAAGTTATTTAAATTTTTAAATACTTTAGTTTTACATATATTGCTTGTTGCACCAATAATAATCAAATCATACATATGGTTCTCTTAATTATATAATTATATAAATTTTTATATAATTATTCTTTTGTATATTTTCACATCTAGTACTATGTCTTAAATTATATACTACTTTTATTCAAATACATCATGTATATTAAAACTACTATGTATACAACTAATTTTCCTAGTAAATTCATATCGGCATCACCAAATATCAAAGTTATAAATAATTTTGAATTTATTAATATCAATAGGATTTAGTTACCGTTATCACTAAAACCTTTTTTAGTAGCTGATATTAATTCTCTATTGCGTCTTTTTTCAGCGGCTTCTTTTCTTCTTCTTTCTCTTCCTTGACTCTTTCTTTGTTCCATATTTCTTGTTTCTATAGCAAGTTCTTTTGAGCTTCTACCAGGAGACTCAAATGGAGGATAACCATCTGGTATATCTTCATCAAAAATTTTAGGTATCATAGGTAATCCTTTTTTAAGTAATTCTCTATTCCAGTATGCTAGCCATAGTTGACCTCTTTCTCTTTTTTTATTAAGTTCAAATTCTTTCATTGTTTGCCTATGTTGTCTATTTAATCTAAATAAATTTTTATATGCTTCAGAAGGAGAACCTCTTCCTTTTACTTTGTTAAGTGTATTTCTTACAGTATACGCTACTATACTAGCTTTATCACGTGGTGTCATATTTTTAATTGATGATCTTTTCATACCTAAAGTTAAACCTTTTCTATTCTTTGTTGTTATAGGAGTAGATGAATAATTTTTTTCATATCCACAAAGCCAATCAATACATCCAGCTTTTTTACTAGTTTTATTTTTTCTACCTTTGTTTTTAGATTTCCCTAATTTTTTAAATATTTTTTTAGTAATAGCTTTAGATTTTGATTTTTTCATATATATATATATATGGCGACAAAAGATTAACAACCTAAAAAATTAGATATAAATGATAGAGATATTAATGAATTAAAAAGGTTAATTGCTAATGTAAATTATATTATTAAAGATAAAAAAGGTGCGGATAATTTAAAAAAACTAGCAAATATTCCTTCAAATAAACTAGCCGAATTATTAAACTTAGTTAATGTATCAGTGAATGATGATGGAAGTATGAGTGTAGGTAGGTTTAAATTAACACCCGATAAACCAGGAAATGTAAGTCAAAAAGAAAACTTAATAAGTGGAGAAATAGTACATGGTGGGCGTTCTAGAAAAACAAGAAGAATAAAAAAGAAAGGCAAAGGCACAACACGTAGATAGATTATATTTATTTAATATTAATTAATTAGTTAATTAATATTAATATTACAAAAATAAATGATATTAAAGTATTTGAATTTTTTATGATAATATATATATGGGTAGTTTGCTTGATGAATTGAAGCAATTACAGGATGATATAAAGATATCTAAAATAGAAAAATCAGAAGAAGATAAAAAAATAGATGAAAATTTAAAAAACATAGATATAATATTGAATCATAATAAACATTTGAAAAGACCTAGTGACAATATATTAGTAAATAATTTAACAACTACATGCGATTCATTAAAAGTTATAAATGAACGACTCAAATTAATTAATAATGATTTGGATAATTTAAAGGCGAATCAAAAGTAAAATTAATATACAGTATTGTTTGAAATAGCAGAAAGTATAATATCTACTTTATCATTAAAATCATCTTCTCTGATAACTGTACTTAACTGTTCAGTTAATATGTCTTTTGTAACAATTTCTGGAAATTTATCTAAATTATCATTAATAAGGTCAAATAATTCAGATTTATTTATTTGTGAAGTACTATTACTAGTATTATTATTAGTGGGGTTATTATAAATAACTTCATAAATATCCTCGTGATAGTGTTTAAAATTTTTTGCTAATATAGATATATTAGAAGTTACAGCAGAAAGTTTCATATTGTAATTATCATTGTTTAATTGCTTTATCTGCTTAAATTCAGCAGCTATAGCTACCATAATAATAAAGAAATTAGGGTTAATAGCATAATCAGATTTTAAAAATACAAGATTATCATATTCAAATGTATTTAAAAAAGTACGTATATCTGATAATGTTTCATTTAAATCATTGTAAATAATTTCAAAATCATTAGTAAAGGCATAATCAACATTTTTATTTGAATAATCAATAGTAATAAGATTAATATTATTTTTATGTGTATTATATTCATTCAATATTTTTTCTAAATTACTACTTATTGATTGAATTTTTGAATAAAAATCTTTAATTGATGGAGGATATTGCTTAACTGTTAAATTTTTAAGATTGTTATCTTCAACTAGATTATTCACAAATGTATTTATTTCTGAATATATATTAATTAAAATAAGGTATTGTATATTATCTAAAAAAATATGAGATTTTAATGCTATAAGATTATTAAATAGTTGTTCGTCATTAGTTGAAACAAGATCTTTAACAGCTATTAAATTTACAGTTAAATCATTATATATAACTTGGAATGGAGGTATATCATCCGGATTAGTAGCATATTCAATTATATTATAAAATGTAGAAAAATATAAATTAAATATTATAATAAGAATCATAAAAATAACAAAATTAATATGATATTTCTTATATATCATATTTAATATTAATATAGTAAAAGATAAAAATTGAATTACAATAATACAATATTATTATTGTAAATATAAAAATGATTTCTGAAAGAGGTAATCCAATTACTATTATTAATGGTGTAAGAATTAATAAAGCAGATCTTAATATGGGTTCTAGATCTATAAATAATTATGCTCAAGGATGTCTTTATATAGATAATTTTAAAGAAACAAGTGATGAATGGAAACGTATTCGTGAATATAGATCAAAACCATGTCCACCTGATTTTCCAAAAGAACTAAAACCATATTGGAAAGGTAATTTGGAATTTAGTTTTACACCGTATCAATCAGGTTGGATGTATTTAGCAGAACAAAAGAAAGTTAAAGCCCGGAAATAGGTTTAAATTGATCTTTATATGTAGATGACATACAAGGAACTTGTGTTAAGTAATTAAAATTACTATTACTATTACTATTACTATTACTAGTATTAGTACCAGAAAAAATATCACTTACTATATTATTTACGTTTGGTATATTAATACCAGAAATATCAATATTAGGTATATTAAGATTTAAAGTATTATTATGTAAAACTTTATCATGATATGTCTTAATTTTTTCTTCATGTTTACTAATAAAATCATTAAAATCATTATTAGAAATATCATTGCCTGAATTATCAAAATGTTCTATAGTATTATAAAAAGTAGAAAAATATAGATTAAATAGTATGATAAAAATCATAGAAATAACATATGTGAAAGTAAAATTAATTTTTTTCATAATTAGTTATAATATAGATATATATATAAATAATGGGAACACGTAAAAAATATAAAATAAATGAAAAATCAGAAATAATAAAAAATACATTATTTTCTTTTTATAAAAATTTGTCACAAGCAAAACAAGAAAAAGTAAATATAGAAGAAAAAGATTTAGAGATGACATTAATGCCAATAGATGGTGACAAATATATGACAGAAAAGAAGTATATAAATTTAAATATAATGGAGTATATGAATTTACTGTAAATAATAGAATAATAAAATTATATATTTCAGATTATGAAAAAAAAAAGTATAAAAAATTAATAGAAAAAATTAAGAATATATTATTTTTTGTCACTAATTATATTGATGAAGACTGTGTTAAAAAAATAAATTTACATTTATATTTAACAAATCAAAAAAAAGTATTACCTAATGATCAAAGTATAAAAGAGAAAAATATAAATTCAGCATTTACATATACAAGAATAGATGAATGTATAGATGATAATCATGTATATATTTATAGGAAGGAGGAAGTAATACGAGCATTAATACATGAGTTAATGCATGCTTTTAATCTAGAGAAAAAGTTTAGAATAGATTTAAGATATAATGACGAATTAAATAAATTATTTAATATAGAAAACAGTAATTTATTATTAGAGGAAATGTTAGCAGAGACATATGCTAGTATATTAAATTTAGTATTTTCAGAAAAAATATCAACAGCTAATAAGGAATCATTTGTAAAGAGTTATATGAAGGTATATTATATTGAACGTGATTTTTTACTATTTCAGTGTGTAAAGTTATTAAAGATGTTTAACATAAATTATGAAGATTTATTAAAGGTGGGTGATGTAGAAAAAATAAATTTAAAAACAGATACTAATGTGTTTTCATATATATTTTTAAAGGCAATGTTATTTATAGATTTAGAAAAGATTTTTGAAGTATGTTATGGTGACAAAAAATTAATAGGGTGTGAAAAAACAGATAAATTTTATGAAATAATAAAAGATAAATATAGGTCTGAAGAGTTTATGCGTTATTTAAAATATGGAGAAAAGTTATATAAAAAAGAAAAAAATAAAACAAGAAAAAGAACATTACGATTAACTATAGTTGAATAATAATATATTTTAATATATTATATGGTAATGAAGAAAAGGCACATTGTAGGTGTAAAAACCAAGAGAGCTAAAAAAAGTAAAAGAAAAATAAATAAGAAGAAGCACACATTCAAGATAAGTAAAAACTTTGGAGTTAAAAGAAGAACAAAAAAAAATCTTAAATTAAGTAGAATACAGAAAAATCAATTAATTGGGGGAGGGAAATTCGATGACGAGGCCAAGGGCCTGGACGAGACCCCGAGCACGCTGCGGCCCGACCTGCACGTGATGATCACGGGGAGCAGCAGCCCGGAGAAGTTCATCGCGGCGCTCGCGCGCATGTCGGACGGGAATGGTAATTTAGAGCGGCGCCGCAGCTATGCGCGCCGAGCTGTCGACTCTGCTGCGGGTCGCCTCGACGACTATCGCGATCTTGGGGGAGACCTCGGCACGTTGCCTTGGCGGCGCGAGCGGGGTCGCGCGGAAGAAAAGCGCGGCGCGCGCGTCAGACACGAGGAGAGTCTTGCCCATGAAGAACGCACCAGGACCGTGAGGGACGCCGCCAAGGAAGCGGCCAAGAAAGCGTTCGCGAAAGCGGAGCGCAAGAAGACCGATTGGAGAGTCGTCGAGAAAGCGGCCGAGGAAGCGTGGCAAGACCACCTCAGTGAAAGCGAGGAGGAGGACGACGAGGCCGCGGAAAAGGAGCACTTGGAGCATTTCGGTTGGAAGAAGAGCTACGGCATACTCGTGAGCAAGGAGGAGGGCGAGCGCCGGCGGCAGGAGGCGTTGGAGCGGCGGCAGGAGGCGTTGGAAAAGGCCGTGGAAGAGAAGCGCCGCGCCTACATCGCCGTCTACATCGTCACCTACGAGCTCGCCCTTAAAGAAGAAGGATTAGGTTTCCTTACAGAAGAAGAATTAGGTGAAACTGACGAGCTAAGGAGTACTCTTGGGACTAAGCAGTCGGTAATAGAGACAATAGGATATGAGATTAATAAGGACGGAGAGAAAACGTTACACATTGGTGGAAAAAGAAAGCGCCGTCGTACTCGTCGTAAAAAATGAAACAATAAAAAAAACATTAAGATTAACTATAGTTGAATAATAAAATATTATAATATAATATATGGTATCAAGAAAATTAAATAGAAGAAGAAATAAAAGAAATACAAGACAAAGAAAAGGTAAAAAACAAACATCAAAACTAATAAAATGTAAAAGATGTAATAAATCTAAAAGAATATCAAGAAACAAATTTAATGAATTAAGAAATGCTGGAATGAATATAAATGATATTTATAAATATTTATGTTGTGGATATTCAGATTCTATATCTAATAGTGATAAACGTAGTGAAGATAATAAAGAAAGACTAGAGCAAGTGCCATGGTCAAATCAAGGTCCAATAAACAAACTATCTCCCAGAACGGCGCAAGCTTACTACAGCGCTATGAAGGCAAAGGAAGCTTTATTTAATCAATCAAATATGACTAAAGGAACAAGTAATGATATTTTAGCTTATAGGAGACGAGAACTTACTCGTAGTCTAGGTAAAATTAAGAGAGAAGAAGCAAGAGCAAGAGCAAAAGCAACAGAAGAAGCAAGAGCAAAAGCAACAGAAGAAGCAAGAGCAAAAGCAACAGAAGAAGCAAGAGCAAAAGCAACAGAAGAAGCAAGAGTAAAAGAATTAGAAGAAAGAGCAAGAGCAAAAGAATTAGAAGAAGAAAGAGCAAGTAAAAGTAAAAGTAGAAGTAGAGGTATAAGAGGAATTTTACCTAATAGATTTAAAAGGTTAGGCTAAAAAAGACGTTTTAGTTTTATAAATAAATTATAGTAATTAATATTATCTATATAATTTATATAGATAATATGGCGACACGTAAAATAAATAGAAAAAAAAATATTACACAAAGAAATAAAAATAAAAAAAGAGGTAATAGGTTATTGAATAAACAGAAAAAAATAATAAAACAAAGTAAAAATAAAAAGCCAGTAAAGAAAAAAGAAACATTTAAAATAATAAAATGTTCAAAATGTAAAGGAGAAAAACAAATAAAAATATCTAAAAAAAAAATAGATAAGTTAAGAAATGCTGGATTAAGAACAGATGATATATATAAAGCATTAACTGTTGCTTTTTGTTGTGGTAACGTTTTTGGTAGTACATCAAGTGTGGAATATAATTCAAATGATTTACATAGAGGTAGACAAGAAAGAATTCAAAAGAATACAAATTTAAGAAATATGCGATTATCAAATAGTTCTGTACTATCGAATAATAATAGTAGTAGTAATAGAAGAGAAAATGAAGGATCAAGTCCTAAATCACCATCTCCACTATTTGTAAAAAAAGAAAGTTATGAAATACCACAAAAATCATCTAGTGAACTAAAAGAGGAATTAGAAAAAGAGTCTGAATATGAAAGAGAGTATAATAAAAAATTATTAGCTGTAACAGGTGAAGGAAGTCTTGAGCTTTAATCACAAAAAGTTAATAATAATGAGTCATTAACTAATAAATCAGAATGTGTAAGATTAGACATATTGAGATTATTTTTAATTTCGGTTGAAACAATATAAACTAAAGTGAAAAATGGTAATAAATATTCAATAAAATATGATATCATAATTATATATATATATATTTAATACAATCTATTCAGATAGTTTTTTACGCAAATACATTAAATCGAGAGCAACAGTAGGCTCTTGCCCTCGATTATATTTAAGTAACTTAGCGTTTTTAGTAGCTAATAAAATATCTTTTAAAAATAGAGGTTCTTGATTATTATCGCGGAATTTAGTTAGTAGGGCGCGATGTACTAATGTTTTATCAAGGTCGTATGGAGTTTTTTCTTTATCTTTTGGAAGTAATTTATTTTTAACATAAAATTCTTGAATAGATGTATAAGATTTACCATCTATGTCTAAATACATTTTAGAGTCTTCAAATGTATCGCTGAGTTTTTTACGCCAATCTTTAAATTTATCTGATTCAAGTTCTTTAAAGGTGGACCTATCGGGAATAGGAATATCAATTTTTTCGCCGGTGCCTTCTCCGGGTTTTCTGTTAGCGGAACCTTTATAAAATAAGAAATGTATATTTTCATCAAATAAACCATTAATACTAGCAGTTAAAGATTTTTGTGAATCAATTGAACTATCATGACTACCTAAAGGAATAGTAGGTGGGGGTGGATTGTTAGCCTTAAATTCTTCAGCGAGTTTAATAAATTCAGGAATTTGTGAATATTTGGAAGATTTACCAAGTTCAACACAGCGTTGAATAATAATATTTTTGATATTATCATGAAGTTCATCATATCTAAATATACCTTTATTTTCATATTTAATTAATTCATAATGATTGCCTTGATGATCTAGTATAATATAGTAATCAGGACTATTAATAGTAGATAATGGTTTACCATCTTTTTCAATTCTTTCACCACAATCTAAAATAACTCTATGTAATTTGTTAAGTTCTTCTAGGGCATCAACAGGATCCATATTATGTAAATTAGCAGAAGGTTTAGCATCTTTAATAGAATCATTATCTCTAACAATGATAAATTTAACATTAAGAGTATTTTCAAGTAAAGAAATAGCAACTTCATCAGCCCAGTAACAATTAAAACCAACTTCATTAGATGTTTTAGAAACGAATTCTTTCATTTGAGCTAAAGAATTAATATTAGAGATCCATTTAAATGGTGCTAATAAATCAGGAGCAATTTGAGATTGAAATTTATTAATATTAATTTGATCTTTAAGAACCTTAATTTCTTCAGCAATTTTAATTTTAGTATCATTAGAGGAAGCAGATTTAGCAGTTTTAAGTAGGTCCGAAATTTGTTTTTTTAAAATAGTATTTTCATTTTCAGTATTAGCAATAGCATTTTCAATTTCAAGTTGTCTATCTTTATATGATTGGTATATTTCTTGAGTTAAGTTTTCAGCTAAAACAGTTCTTAATTCTTTAATAGATCTGTTTTCTCCAATAGTAGCAAAAGCATCTGATACGCTAGCAAAAAAGCAATCACCATCACCAGGAACAGAATGTAATCTAAATTTAACATCATTAAAAAAGAATGCGAACCATGGTAAAGAACCATCATTTAGTTCAGGTTTCATTTTAATAGAAAAATCATCAAGATCATCAGGTGTAATAGGAGGATCATCAGGTGGAATAGGAGGATCGTCAGGTGGAATAGGAGGATCATCAGATGAAGTAGGAGGATTATCGGTAGTAGAATTAGAAGAGGAATATTTTTCTAATAATTCTTTAGTAACAAAGCTATATATAATGGGGTATTTAGGTGGAGACTTAATATTTTCTAGAAGAAGTGTATCTTCAGGTGTTTTAAATAAGTCAATTTCATGAGGTTCAAATTCAAAAATACCAATTTGTTTAATAACAGTAAAATTTTTAGGAGATAAAAGATAAATAGGGGAATATATAATATTTTCAATATCAGTATTAAAATTACCAACACATATGAAGATAGGAGTATTTAATAGAGTAATTTCATATACTTGTATATTTTTAGATCCAATATCATTACTATGAATTTGACTAGATTCTATATATTTAATTGAAGGATTAATATTAGAGTTTTGCATATTTATATTATAGTTAATTATTTATATTTTTAATATTTTTATAAAGATCAAGTATATCCATATGATTAAAAATAACTTTTCTACTAATATGTTTATTGGGTTTTTTAGATATAACATGGTTAATATTATTAAAAATATTGTTATATGAAGGGAGATAATAAATAACGTGTATAGAGTGTTTATTGTATAAGAATATAATATCAGAAATAATTTCAAGTTTATTCTTATAGTAAATAACAGTATGATCATCCGAATTATCAATAATATCATTGATGATATTTTGTAATTTTAGAATATTAGCAATAATGCTATCATAGTTATTAATAATAATAAAATTATTAGTATAAAAAACAGCATTAGCTTTTAAATTATCTTTAATTTTATTAGCATGAAAATCATCAGAATTATTATAGTTAAATGATGTATCAGCGATATTTTGTAAAAAGCTATTATTATTATCATAAAAAATAGTAGAATATTCAGGAAATATTTCAATCAATGATGAAGATAGTTTAGAATATGGTTTTACCATGAATTGATTAGATGAAATATGAGTAAAAATATCATTAAAAATATCAGTGGATTCATTTTTATTTAAAATATGAAGTAGAGAAATAATTTGTTTAAAATATGTGGAATAGGATTTATTAGAAAGTTTATTTAGATTTAGTCTAATATCAGAAAATGAAATAGGTTTTGGACTATTATATTTAGATTTATATTGTTTTCTTTCTTTAAATTTATATTCAATAGTATATAGAATATTAATTGTATCGTCGGTAAGTGTTGGAATAACATTATTAGAATTATCAATGAAAGAACTATTATTATCTATGAAATTTTTTTCAATAAGTAAAATATTACTTAATGTATAATATAACATAGCTATATACAGTATGCTTATTTAAATAAGTTAAATATGTAAAATAAAGATATATAAATGTTATAAATAATAATGAATGATGAATTTAAACTCCCAATTTATTTTATAGAAAATAAAGAAGAATTATCAGATAATATAAAGATAGATTTAGAATTAGTAAAAAAAAATAGTAGTGATGAAGAAGCAGGATTATATAATAATTTATTAGAGACAGAAAGTGAATTTGGTAATAAAATGATATATATGTGGAGTAAATATTATACATCAGATAGAGAATTTTTAATAGATTCACAAAAATTATATTCAAGTTTAAGTATTAATACGCATGATAATAAGGAGGAGAAGAACATATTAGAAATAGTAGAAAAGATAAAGAATAAAGAAAAGTTTGAAGATACATATTTATATTTAAAAGATTTATATGGTTATGAAAGTATAAATGAAAATTATAAATTTATGTTATTTTATACAATAATTCTAATATTATCACCTATATTATCTTTATTAACACCAATAATATTTTTAATAATACCGTATTTTTTATTAAGATTTAAGAAGATAAATATATCATTAACAACATATTTTAAAACATTAAAAATATTGCTATGTAAAATGCCAGTATGTAGAATGATTTTGACAGGAGATATAAAACCTAGTAATATATTAACAATAGTATTTAGTGGTTCAATGTATATATTTCAAATATATCAAAATATAAACCAATGTATTAGATTGAAAGAATATGTTATAGAAAGCAATAATGAATTATATACTGTAAAAAAATATATGGAAAAGGGTAAAAATAATATAGAAAACTTATTATACATAACAGAAAATATGAAGAGTTATGAAAAATTTAATAATAATATATTGGACTTTAAAAATATATTAGAAAAGTATTTATCAAATTTAGATAGTATATCGGAAGGAAATATTAGTGTAATAAAAAATATAGGAGTAATAAGAAGTGAATATTATAGTTTATATATGAATGAAGATATAAGTAAAATATTATTATATTTGTGTAATTTCAATGGTTATTTGATGAATATAAGAGCAATAAACAAAAATATATTAGAAAACAAAATAACAAAAGCAATATATATAGAGGGAAATACAAAAATGAAAAATATGTACTATCCAGAAATAAGAGAAAAAATAGTAAAAAATAATATAATATTAAAAAATAATAAATTGATAACAGGTGTAAATGCTTCAGGGAAAACAACATTAATAAAAACAGTATTATTGAATATATTATTATCACAGCAAATAGGTTATGGATATTATGATAAAGGTAGAGTAAAGTTATATGATAAACTACATAGTTATTTAAATATACCGGATACAAGTAATAGAGATAGTTTATTTCAAGCAGAAGCAAGAAGATGTAAATTAATATTAGATGATATAATATTAAATAAAAATAAGGAACATTTTTGTATATTTGATGAATTATATAGTGGTACAAATCCAATAGAAGCATCAATGGCAGGTTATGGATATTTAAAATATTTAAATAACTGTGATAATGTAAAGTTTATATTAACAACACATTATTTAGGTATGTGTAATAAATTAGAAAGAATATGTGAAAATGGATCAATAGTTAATAATAATATGAAAGCATATTATAAAAACAAAAAATTAATATGTACGTATAAGTTAAAGAAAGGTATAGCAAAAGTAAATGGGGGTGTAGAAGTATTAAAAAAGTTAGAATATAAAAAAGAGATAATAGATGATGCTATGAATTATAATTAAATGTATTCGTTTAATTGAAAAAAAAATAATAAGAAAAGAGATAAATGAGTATAGGTTTAGTCTATTTAGGTATAATATTACTGATAGGAGGATGTTTTTTATATGTAAGATATAATTTAAAAAATATAAATTTAAGAATAGCAACTTTGATGGAATTAACAACGGCATTAACAAATGAAATAGAGTTAATACAAAAAAATATTGGACTAACAAATGATAATATAAGCAGTAGTAATATAAATTTAATGAGCAATGTAGTAGAATATGATAAAAGAGAGGTAATATCGGATGATGATGAAGATGAAGATGATGATGATGAAGATGATGATGAAGATGAAGATGATGATGAAGATGATGAAATAGAAATTGAAAAATATGTAGTAGGGGAAAATGGAAAAGATGTAGCGGACGGTAATAATATAGAAATATTAGAGTTAGATTCACTTACAGATTATGATAAAATGACAGTACCAGAGTTAAAGAAAATAGTAAAAGAGCGAAATCCAGAAATAAGTATAACAAAATTAAAAAAAGATGAGCTAGTATCATTATTAAATAATAATTAAATGATATAATAATATATTTTTTATTAAAATATAATAAAAAATATATGAATTTTACATTATTAAGTATAGATGTAGGGATAAAAAATCTAGGAATATGTTTATTAGAAATAGATGGAAAAAGAAATATAGAAAAAATATTAAAATGGAAAACGATTTCATTAATAGATAATAAAAAAGAGATATGTAATGGGAAATTAAAGAATGGAAATAATTGTAAATGTATAGGGAAATATAAAAGTGAAGATAAATTTTATTGTATAAAACATAAAGAAAAGTATAGTATATTAGAAAAAAATAAAAAGGCAGGAGATATAGATATAATAACTTTAGGAAGAAATATAAAAATAGAGTTGGATAAGTTATTATCAGAAGATGAAAATAATATAGATTATGTAATAATAGAAAATCAAATAAGTACATTAGCAAGTAGGATGAAAACAATTCAAGGGATGATAATACAGTATTTTATACAGAGAAATATGGAAAATATAGATATAGTATCATCACAAAATAAATTAAAATTATTAAAAGAATATGAAAATATAGAAAATATAAAAAAGACATCATATAGTGTTAGAAAAAAGATGGGAATAAATTTAACGAATAAGATATTAGATACAAATGAAAAATTAAGTACAAGTAAAGAGTTATTTATAGGAAAGAAAGATGATTTAGCAGATTCATTATTACAGGGGATATATTATATAAAATATAATTTAAGATATAATTAGTAATAAATTAAATTAATTAATGCGGAGTACTTAAAATTAATTATTCTAATTAAATCATAATAAGAATGAATTTAGAACCGATCAGTTTAAATTTAGAACCGGATGAAATAACTTTAAATTTAGATAGTAATCCAGGAAGCATAGCTGGAGTAGAATTATTAGCAAATAATAAAGTTAGTAATTCAATGGATGATAAAGTAACAAGTATAGATGCTTTAGAAAATGAATTGAATGGATTAGTAGTAGATGAAGAACCAATGATAGTAGAAGACCCCCCTAAAGAAAATAAAGGATTTATGTCAAGTTTATTTGGAGGAAATAATGATAATAAAGCAGCTAGTGTAAAACAAAGTTGGGATGGTTATTCTAAATTAGAAACAGTAGTAGAGCCATCAACAGTAGAGATGTCAAAAACAGATGCATTAAAAGAGAAATTCAAATATTTAAAGTTACTTGAGGAATTAGAAAAGAAAGGTGTAACATTAAGTAAAAAATATGATATGGAATCATCATTATTAGAGATGCAAGGAGAATATGAAACATTAATAGAAGAGAAAGAGAAGCATAATAGTGTAAAATTTCAGGGAAAAATGCTAATGGCAATGATAACAGGAATGGAGTTTTTAAATAATAAATTTGATCCATTTGATGTAAAGCTAGATGGTTGGGGAGAACAAGTAAATGAAAATATAAATGAATATGATGAAATATTTAAAGAATTGCATGATAAATATAAGTCAAAAGGAAAAATGGCACCAGAAATAAAATTATTATTTCAGTTAGCAGGAAGCGGAATAATGATACATATGACAAATACGATGTTTAAATCAAGTATGCCAGGAATGGATGATATAATGAGACAAAATCCAGATTTAATGAATCAGTTTACACAAGCAGCAGTAAATCAAATGAGTAGGGATAATCCAGGATTTGGAAGTTTTATGAATATGGCTAAACCAGATAATGTTCATATGAGTAGACCAGATATAAATTTTGCAAAAGATGGATCAAGAAGACCAGAAATGAAAGGACCAGATGATATTAGTGATTTATTAGCAGGATTAAAGAAAAAAGATACTGATGATATAGAAAAAATAAGCGTAAATGATTATAAAGAAGAAAATAATAATAATTTACCAAAGAAATCAAGAAGAAGAAATAGAAGCGAAACAAGTAATACAGTAAGTTTAAATTTATAAAATAATTTTAAGATATTCATTATAGGAGTAAATAATATTAATTCAAATGAATAAGTTGTATATAATTATAATTAATTTTTTCATTTGAAATGATATTTGTTTTATTGGAGCTATTTAATTGTATAATAATTTTATAATTAAATGAAGGGATAGATAAATTATTATACACTTTATTTAACATTTTAATATTACTAACATCGGTTATAAATATAAGTGAATATTTTTTTCTATATAATGTCTTAAGTAAGAGATTGAAATTTTTATCAAAATATTCAAATGGTATAATAATAATAGTAGCATTATTAAATTTTTTGAAATTATTATCTACAACCATAGTCATATTTCATATGCTATATTAATTAACAAGATTAATAAATATTATAAATAATATTCAATTTTTAATATTATTTATAAGAAAAATGTAGTATCATATAATATATAGAAAAAAAATATATATTTGATAAATATAATAAAAAAATATTTAAATATATTAAGATGGTTTCAAAAATCCGATCTTATAAGTTTTTGTCACAAATATTTGGTACTATACCCCAAGATGTTATATACAGTATAACTAAATTTTGTGGAAAATATATACATTTGCCTAAAATAGAATCAAATGTATATAAAACAAAAACGAAAAATAATAAATATCATACGAAACATCTTATAATCAAAACTAGATATAGAGCATGGAGTGTATAAACTTAATAGATTAAAATTTAACATTTCCTCTATTTTTATTAAAATCGGCACCTAATTCAACTTCATCTAGAATAGAAGCTGTTTGATTAATTAAATTTTTATTTATATTTTTATCATTGATGGCCTTTTTAAATACATCATCTTGAATATCTTTAGAACTACTAGCTGTAGTAGGTTTATAATAAAAAGCTAAAACTTTTAAAAAAGGCAATTTAGTATCTATTTCCTCTGCATTTTTAATTGGTGATTGATTCATTTTTTTATTTAAAAAATTATTAAACATTGTTAAAAGTTCACTATTTTTATTTTTCTGAAATTCTTTTTTAATTAATTTTGAAATATTTTTAGCTTGACTTTCAGCAATCCTAGCAGCACCAACATAAAATGCATTGCCTTCTCTTGATTGTAATTTTTCAAAAATACTAGCAATATTATTTGAAGATTTAGATGTTTGTGAACCTGTTTTATTATCAGATGATATTCTATTATATGAATTATTAAATACAGGAGTTAATGTTTCATATGTTTTTAATTTATTTCCTAACCATTGAGGATCATAAGTAGAATCATCAGATATGGAAGATACATTTGATGAGGATGCTGGTGCTGATGCTGATGCTGGTGCTGATGCTGGTGCTGATGCTGGTGCTGATGCTGATGCTGA